TATCAGGAAACTTTGGTAGTATAGGTTTGTCAGAAAATTTCTTTTTTGCATATAAGTAACCATCAGTTTCACCCATATTTAAACCGTAACGTTCACCACTAACAAAACCTGATGCAATTGCAAAAGGTATTCCATCAGTCTCAGAATCATCTCCAAGATTTATACCAAGACCAAATTCTGACCCTGCAACTCCTGCTACATCATTTTGTTTTTTTGCTAAAGTAATACTATAAGTGTTTCCACCATCATATATGTTACGTAATGAACCTTTAGTATCTTGACCTATACTTGATTGAGCTTTTGTAAAATAAGAATCTGGTGTGCTTACTGAGGGTAATCCATCTTGTTTATATGCTAAATCTGCACCAAAATCACTTACAAATACTCCGTATCTTTCTCCATTGTTGTAGTATGCAGGAAGATTCAAACCACCTCTACCAAAGGATTTATCTCCAACTGCATCAAGAGCATCTGGTTGTTTTAGTAAGTTTTTTAATCCTGCTTGAAACTCTGCTTTACCTTCATCAAAAGCAGCCATATCAAAACTTAATGAACCTTTAGATATATCAGCGTTTAACCTAATCGATGGGAATACACCTGATAAATCTGGTTTTGGTAGACTACCTAAACTTAATCCACCGAAACCTGAAAACTTAGGGAAATTTAAATTAAGACCTTTACCAGCTGATGATAAAGCCTTAAATGGATTTCCAACATTAATATCTGGTAAACTTACATTAGGTAATTTTGGAAGTTTCATATTTGGTAACTTCGGTAAACTAATATTTGGTAATTTTATTCCTGGCATTGGTATGGAAGATACAAGAGATGCTGCGGCACTAGCTAATCCACCTAAAATATTTTTTAAAGCACTAAAGTCTGGTGCTGCTATTGTAGGAATTTTTATTAAATCTGGAAATAAAGTTGTAAATGATTCTGTACGACCTGACGGTGATTTTGTTAAAGTAGGTGATTGTATTCTAATAGTTGGTGTTTTGATTTTACCAATATCAATATTTGGAAAAATGTCAGCTATACCATTTGCAGCTCCTTTTATAGCTTTACCCACTCCTGTTAGTACATTACCTGCTTGAAAATTTGGATTTAAACTAACTTGAGGAAATGCCACATCAATACCATCCATAAATGATAATACACCATCTCCTGCATCAACGATAAAGTTACCAATATTTTTAACTAACTGAACACTTGGTGAACCTGCAGGTTGTAGATGTCTAACACTATGTGCACCTATTGCTAATGAATCAATTATTGATGTTGGTCTCCAAGTTCTTATATCACTACCTTTCATTTCATCTGCTGTTGTGATACCTTGACCTTGCCCTCTACCACTTGGAGAATCTCTAAATATATCTGGACCTGTAGAAAATCTTTGTTGTTTTGGTCCAGGTAAAGGTTGTTTTCCACCTAAAACATCACCAATCTTTTTTACTAAACTTCCACCTTGTGGAACTCCATCAACTCCAAGACCATTTGCATTCATCTTCTGTAAAATATTTTGTTTTATTACAAAACTAACACCTCTTGGTGTTAATAAAAACTTACCTAATCTTTGAACATCAGCTACAGTTCTTGCAGCTTGAGTAACAGCGCCTGCTCTTACTAATCCTAAATCTAATTTTCCTAAACCTCCTGGTCCCCATCTATCACCGATTTCTTTAAGAACAAATGGTTCATCAAAACCTAATCTACTGTTATTTCTTGCACCTAATGGGTCACTACCTTTGAATGCTCTATCATAATAATCTTGTAATTTAGGTACTGTGGTTGCTTGTAAAGTTGGTGTAACGAATGTGGTATCAAATTGAAATTTAAGTTCTTCGTTTTGACGACTAAGAGCAGTAAATACTTTATCTTCTATTTGAACTCTTGGTGGTGTAGGGAATGTTTTTGCTCCCGTAACAGTAGTTGCAGAATGACCATCTTGAAAAGATTGAGGTGTCTGTTTTGAACCAACACCAATAGCTAAATCTGATTTCATATCTTTTAATGCCATTAATTTACTCCCTGATTTTGTACTGCTCTAACCATATTTGCGTTACCTTCATTTACAGCACCTATTAACATATCCATTTTATCAGTTCCACCACCACCTGCTGGTGCTCCACCTGTTCTCATAGATGATGTTATTCCACCACCTGCTGCTCCACCAGCGGTGATAGCTCTTGAAAGAGCTGCTGCATCTAAACCAGTTGCTGCAGCTAACGCTTCTCTTCTAACTGCATCCATAGCTTGAAATTCTTCTGGTGAAACCAATTGACTTATCTCTTCCATAGCTCCTGCTATGTCATTGTTGAATACCATCTCCCTTGCTTTTTCAAGATTCAATTCTTTACCTAATAAAACCTCAGCTTCCATTTGTTTCTGTATAGAATCTTCAAAGCTTAAAAGACTATTTGCTATGGAAGCTACATTAGACAATTCTAAACCTAATTTTTTAGCCGATATTGCAGCTGCTGCTATATTTGCTCCACCATTTTGACCAAATTTAGCAAAAAGTTCTGAACTCTTTGCTATATCGTTCATCACCTCACCGACAGGAACATCTGCTGTTCTCGCCATATTACCAAATAATTCAGCTGAATTTAAAGAGGCTTCTAATGTACCACCACCAACTGTTTGTATATTTCTTGCTAATGATCCAACACTATCTGCACTCAATCCAAAGTTTGCTACTAAGTTACTAGCTTGTAATGTAGCTGAAGTAGTTGCATCACTAAAACTACCAAACTCTGAAGCTATTCCTTTTATAATACTAAGAGTATCCTCTTGAGTCATACCATTAGCTTTATTGACTGCCGCTACTGCTTTAGAAGTAGCTAATATTTTTGAGGTTTCTTGAAACGAAGTACCTAAATCCCTTTGAGCTTTATTTACCTCAAGAGCAAATCCTGCTGCAGCTACTGCTACTGCTGCTAATCCAATTTTAAGGAACTTTGTACTTTTAAGAATACCTGACATTCCTCTTCCACCTTTTCCTATGCTTTTTATAAAATCACCTTTAAGTTCTCCAGTAGCTCCTTTTATCTTATCTCCTATATCAAATTGGTCAGCAAAAAAACTACCACCTGGTAATCCACGAACCATTCCCTCTAATTTATCACCAGCTTTATCTATATTTTCAAAAACTTTATGTGTTTTTTTATCACCTAAAGTCTTCTGTAAACCTAAAGCATAATCATACATATCCTGCATATCAGCTGTTACTTTAGACGCAGCACCCATCGACAATCCAGCTAAATTAAAAGGGTCTACGTCAACAGAACCATCAAGTATACCATCAATATTATCAGTAATATGTTTGTAAGATTCCTCTATAGCTTGTAACCTTGCTCCACTATATTTTAATCCCTCAGCTTCTTTTTTTGTCAATTTTTCTTTTTTTGCTTGTGCCTCAAATGAACTTTGAGCATCTTTTAACATCTGATTACCCATATCAAGGACAGGACGAGTTGACCTTGATATGTCTTGATAACTATCACTTATGTCTTTAAGTAATTGTTGAGTTATTTTTAACTGTTCATTTAACTTATTTTGTTCGTTTGAAGTTGGCATGAAAATACCTTTTCTGTTTAAAATAATTTATCGTATTTTGCTCTTGCTTTTGCAAAGTTTTTTGCAAATTCGGGATCTGCTTTTGCTCTTGCTTTAATCTTTTTTTGCATATTTTTTTGAGCTTGAGCCATCTTAGCTAAATCTCTTTGAATTCCCTTATCACCTTTAAATGCTTTTACTGCTTTGCGATATTCTCCACCAGCTATCAAACCGATTGCTTTTTTTACTATAAAATCAATAACGCCCTCATTTATTTTGTTTGACATAGTTTCAACTCCGTTAAATTTAAATTGTGTTTATGGGATTTAGTTATAAATAAATATCAAAAATTAGGATTTTCGATTGGTAGACATAGCTTGGTCATATGCTTTTTGTCGCTCTTTAGCGATATGTTCATACTCTTTAGCTAATCGTTTTAAATAATATTGTCTGAGATGTAATTTAGTAATGTGAATATTTCTTCGTGGACTCGAAGTTTATTATGATGCGTTAGGCCAAAAAAACCCTGTCCCTAATGGGACCACTACCTCCTGAGTGTGCGAACAATGTGGACAAGTATATGGATAACTCATATCTACTCCAGGAGTAATTTTATTAAGATGTTTTCTGAATTCAAGAGAATCTAATGCTAAAAACTTATTATCAACAAAATCATTAATAACTGATTGTGTAGTATCACCATCAATTGAGACAATCATTTTTTTAAATCTAAAAGTATTAGTATAATCAATATCTGGGTGAACTTTTTGCATTGCTTCCACATCTTTTTCTACTAATATTTCTTCAGCACTATTTAATAGTTTAAATTCTATCTCTACTTTAGTAGCTGGTAATTTCATAGAAAACTTATTTTCTTTTATATCATCTGAAATTTCTATATCTTTTAATTGAGTACAATCAACTTTTAAATCACCTGATTTACCACATTCTGAACAACTTGCTTTTACATTATATTCTTTACCATACCCAAGTATTCTTGCAGATATCATTAAAGCATTCTTATCACCTATTAGTAAATCATCAATTTTGATTTTTTTGTCTACAATAAGTGATTCAATAACTTTATCTATCACAATACCTTTACGTATTAGATTTATAGAAGTAAGAATATCTTCTTCTTTTGCTGTCATATATTTTAATTCAACTTCACCCTTTGATAAAGGGTTGTCTTTTGGATACAACTTTCCCTTAGACGGAAGATTAACTACTTCCGTTGGGAACTTATATTCTGCCATATGAGTTTCCTCTGATTATTATCATTAAGATTTAAAACCTGTTTATTAATAACTATATTAGTAATTTTTGAAATTACAATTTATTTTTTTGACGGTGCGAATTTCTCTTTAATTGGTTTAAGAACCATATCGAAAACGATATCGTCATATTTTGTTGGTGTAAGTTTTACGATTTTTTCTAAAGCGTAAATAACGATCAAAATATATTCCCAATTTGCTGCTATAAATTCAGTCATTTTATACTCCTATTAAATTAGAATTGTAAGATTGCGTAATCATACTGTAATGTTAGGGTGATGTCTGCTGGCTCGTTTGATTCAAAAGCCATCTCACCAAAGTTTGCGGTTGCTATGTAAGCACCTTTTAATGTCCATTCTTCTACTATATCACCAACTGGACCTAGCATATTAAATGTCACATCTTTCTTATAAAAATCTGCGTATCCGTCTCTACCTGTTACAGATTCGTGTCCTAAACGAACCCATTCCATAACTGCTTGTGCACCACTTGGAACGATTGGATCGTATAATGTTATATCAACTGGCTGCCAAGTTCCTTTTCCCTTGAGGTGTCTCTTGACGTTGATGTGGTCTAAAACCATTTCCTCAAACTGTATCTGTGGTCTTGCAGCTGCTTTGACTAAATATGATGGAATACCCTCGATGTACATAATAAACCGATTTTTTGTTTTCGGTTCAAACGGGGTAAAAAATATTTCATTCGTATCTAAAATGTCAGGCATTATTTGTCTCCATTAAAAGCATTTTGTATCTTCTAATATAAATATCAAAAACTTAAAAAATAAGTAATATGAATATTACATAGTTCTTCTTAGTTTTATAGTAGTTTTATAGTAAAAGAAAAACCCCAACCGAAGTCGGGGTTTTCCATATACGTCAGCGTATGTTATAAGATAAATTACTCAGGGAACGATGCGCCTGTAGGTTGAACAACAAAATCCAACACAATGAACTCTGCAGTTCTTGTAGGTTGAATAAAGATTTGTCCTACCAATCTGTTTCTATCTACAACATCAGGAGTATTGTTAGTTTCATCCATTACTACTCTAAATGC